ATGTTTTCGTTCGTAAAGATTGGATTAACATTTTAGATAACCAAAACCAAAACTATAGTAATAATCAATCAATTATTGATACGAGTCAGCTCAGCAACTCAAACAAGTATATGTCGTACAGAGAGGGGTATCTAGCCGTCCCAATGCTTTTAACTATGGGTACTCCATTAGGAACAAACTATGTATCTTTCCAAACCGGAACAGGAGTACTTCCTGCTGCAACCCCAGCATTTAATAACTTTGCAAGTGCTGGTGGTAGTGATTATGTCCTTGGACTAAAAAATTGGTTTGGTACAATCATTCATAGTTTAACGTTGGATTACAACGGCACAACTATTGTACAGCAAACTCCTTACGCCAATATGTGGAATTCATTCAAACTGATGACAAGTCTTTCATACCAAGATGTTTTAAGTCAGGGAGATACAATTGGATTTTATAATGATGAATCAACATCATTTTCTTTCTACCCAACTGGAGTAGGTGGAGAAGTAAATACTGTTGCGACAGCAGGTACTGATTTTGTACTTAACGGAGGTACTTGTAATAATAGTAATTATCTTGCATCTCCTGTTGTAAGTGGTTTTAATAACTCTTTCCAATCTGGACAAGGCAATCCTGGACTATTAAATCGTCAGCAATTAATTAACTTCAACGGTGCTGGTCTTGCTGGTCCTGCTGTTGCAAGTTTTGGTGCTGGAATTACTACATCAACATACACTAGTCTTTTACAAACAAATGCATTAACTACTTTATGGAAAAACTATGTAATTACTCGTACATCTGGACAACTTACTACTACTGTGGCAAATGCAATTTCCGTGACAACTGCACCAATTTTACAAATCAATTTAATGGCTATTATTAAACTTAAACACATTCATAGTTTCTTTAATATGTGTCCTCTTCTTAAAGGTGTGTTTATGAAATTAACTCTCAACTTAAATAATACAACTACAACCATTATTAATACCTATTCGGGTACTGGTGCTGGTGCTCTTTCCTATTCTGGTATGTATATTTCAACCGTATCTAATGCTGTTGGTGGTGTCAACCCGTTAATGATTGCTTCTCCATCGACATCTAACGGTTCTATTACTGCATTTGGTACAACTGGAACTATTACTACTACTACAAGTGGAGGTACTGTTCGTATTACTACTCTGGTTAATCTTGCGGTTGGTGCTAAATGCTTAGATTCTAACCTTGCGGGTATTTCTGGATATACTACTGGTGCTCTTGCTCAATCTATTTATTTATATGTACCTGCATACACATTTAATCCAGTATTTGAACAAGCATATCTATCAACTCCTGTAAAACAAATTAAATACACTGATATTTATCAATATCAAATTACCAATATCGCCTCTAACGGTTTAATTAATAACTTAATTACAAACGGTATTGCTAACATTAAAAGTATTTTAGTTTTACCATTTTATTCTCCTCTGGCTGGTACTGCTGTGACAAATGCTAAATCAGGAATTTTATTCAATCCTAATACTTGTATTGCAACAGGTATGCCAGTTTATCAGAGTCCATTCGATCCTGCTGGATCTGGATGCACTTCTCCATTATGCCATCTTACAAACTTCAATGTTCAAATTTCTGGTCAGAACGCAATCTACAACTTACAGAAATACAACTTTGAACAATTTAATGATCAACTTTATGGTCAGAATGCTGTTAATGGTGGTCTTACTGATGGTCTTACATCTGGTCTTGTTGGTCGTCAAGACTTTGATATGGAATACTGTTATTACTACGTTAATGTTGAACGCATGCTTCCAGTTGAACAATCTGTTCCTAAATCTGTACAAATTATTGGACAGAATATGTCTTCTAAGGCTTGCGATTACTGGGTGTTCGTTGAATATGGCGTTGAGATCTCTATCGATGCATTGACTGGCGCAAGGGTGTAAAAAAATAAATAAAAAAGGTTTAATAATTAATAATTATGGTTATTAAACCAGAATTAATAATTAGATAATGCAAAATGATTTAAACACATGATTGATTTAATTGTTAATGCATACTTTACAAATAGACGCAAGCCCATCACAAATTAGGCGATTACATAAAGGTCATAGAGTTCGTGTAAAAAAAGGAACTGGATTTGAATTATTAGTCCATCCACAAACATATAATATTGTTTCAAGATGTTTTAGTAAAGGAAAGGGTTCTGAAATACAACTATCACCTGAAGAAATTCAAATGAATCAAAGTATCAGTAGGGCTGTAAGTCCTGAAGCACATAATCCACCATTACAACCAAAAGGATCTGGACTTGCAGATGTTATGTCTCATGTCAAACTTGCTGATTTATTGAATGAACATTTAGGATCTAATTACGGCTATCTTGCTCGTGCTGGATTAGATAATGCTCTTTCAGGAATGAAAAGTTCGGCATTAAGTAAAATGGGTATTGATGCTAGATATGCACGTGCTCCAACTATTCAAGTACCTTTAGGTTTAGATGGTCCTCCATCACGTATGGTTGGAGGACAACTAGAAAAAGGATCTGTTGGTCGTAATGGCGGTATGTTATCAACATACACTCCTCCAGCATTAGTATCACAACCATTTAGTGCAAATTTCCAATTCCAACACTTTCTTCCACCACAATACCAACACTTTAATACCGGTGGACATTCTGACGTAATGGGTAATGGGTTATCTTTATAATAACTCATATAAAGGTTAAATAATATATATTATTAATATGTCCTTAACTGATACACAACTTACAGACCTAGCGAAACGTATGAGAATTCCTCTTGCTGGTATAGTTTTTAAAGATGAACTAAAATCACCTCTTGAATATAATAAAGCATATATCGTTAACTTACAAGATAGTACTGATGATGAAGGAAATGATAACGATGGAACACATTGGACTTTTTTACAACTTGTAAAATATCCAAATGGTAAAATTGAAAAAATATTCTTTGATCCTTATGGTGCTCCTCCAAGTTCTAATATTAAAAAGGTAGTTGAAGAAACTACAAAATCTCCAGGATTACCTTTTACTGAAAAAGATGTTCAAAGTTTAATGAATAATGCTTGTGGATGGTATTGTCTAGCCTTAGGTCATTTCATTAATGCATCACATTTTAGAACTGGAAGTTTATACGACGATGTATCATGTTTTATGGATCTTTTTGATGATCTTAATAAATCTGTTGATTTTAAAAAAAATGAATATATTCTAAAACATTTTTTCAGATCAGAAGATCCATCACTTCGTAAAGAAATAGATGTTATATCTAGTGAAGATGAAAAGGGTGGTATTGATGCATTTAAAAACGATCCTAACATGATTAAAATACCTGTAGAAACTAAAATGATGTCATAACAGATATAAAGGAATAATTCTATTATATATATAATGAGTGAAGAAACAACTACCCAAATTAAATATAGTTCATACACCCCAGCACAGAAACGGGCGTCTCAATTATATCGCCAAAAAAATAAAGACAAAATTAATGAACAACGAAAAAAGTATTATCAAATGAGAAAGGAAAAAGATCCTGATTTTTTAGAATATAAAAGGTTAAAGGCTAAAGAATATTACGAAAAAAAGAAACTAGATAAAGTAGTAAATACTGTAGTCAAACACGATATAGTAATAAAGAATATTTTACCAGAACAAAAAATTGAAATTGAACTTGTTGATACAATGGGATTGCTTAAAATTTTAACCTCAGATAAAAAACCTGAATTAAAATTTGATGAAGTAATGACAGAAGTTATTACTGAAAAACCATTATTAGTTCCACAACCTAGTTTACAAGAAATTCCCATGCCAGACATCGTTCTCTTACAATCTAGTAAGATGGACGTTGATGTTCCTACTGACGCTAGTGTACAACTTCCTAAACCCTTAAAAGGAAAAAGACAGTCTAGCAAGAAGAAGGTAAAATCTGACTTAGAAAAGAAAGAGTAAACAAAAAAACAATTCATATAGTGGGGAAAACCCCATGATATGAATTTACTTATTTTTCATTACATATAATCAAATGATTATATATATGAACCTTATTACGTAATAATATATATGCATTATATCTTTAAGTTGTTTTTAATGATATTTAAAGTATTCCAGAACATCATGAGCACTCATTTTATAAAATGAACTAATGAATGTTCCTAATGTAATAACACCAATATTAAAGGTTATAATAATTAACTCATGATTCTTATTCATTATATAGTATATGTAATATTACTTTATATAGTAATCACACGAAATAAAGGGGATTATCTAAATATTAAGATTAATATATAGATTATGATGGAAAATATTAATATAAAGGTTAATTAAAAATTTTTAATTAATATATTTCTTAACATTTTCATGCATTAATCATATATTAATCTTAATATTTAGATAATTGGGGGAAATTACTATCAAACTTAATAATCATTTAACGAAATATATATAATTGTAATAATAAAAATGTCAGTTCTGAAGGTAAACGAGATAAACTTAAATTTTTACGTTGTATACAATATTCAAAATGTATAGCATCAGAAAATGTTCCTCTATAATTTAGACCATCAATTTTATAAAATATATGTCTATTACAATAGTTTCCTTTCTTCCAGTCTGGTCTGGATATAGGCATTGAATACTCTTTAATTATTTTCAATATATCGTCTGGTAATTCCATTAATATTTATAGATTATATATCTTTAAATATATCCATAATCAAAATTATCATATTCTTCTGTATCATTAAAATCATCATAGTCTTCTATATTACTAAAGTCTTCTGCGAGTAATTTAATCATATCAGTAAAATTAAAATATGTGTATATATGTCTGTTTAAATAACATCCAAGTCTCCAGTCTGGTCTAGATAATGGCATTGAATATTCTTTAATAAGTTTTACTACATCGTAAGGTAATTCCATTATAATCTAAATAGTATATATATCTTTAAATGTCTTAAAAGGTTGTTCCGTAATAGTCAATAATGATAGGTGGAAAGATCACACAACAAAAAATAAGTATGGCTAATAAAATTAGACCTATTACTGAAGAAGAAGCATTTAATGATTTGGAAAAACTAATTGATATACATCCTACTAAAAAGGATTTGAATAAAAGGATAGGTAATACTCTTATTGATTATTATATGTTTCCATATAGGCTAGATGTAATAACATATAAATATAAAGGATCTAATTTTTATGATTTTGTTAAAAGTCCGTCATCATATCTAGGTGATAAAGGATATACTTACTATAAAAAGTTTATTAAAGATAGTAAAAATACACCATATCATTTTTATACATTATATGTTTCATCCGTTTCTATATTCAAACCATTATTATCAAAGTATATATATGAGTTATTTAATCCAACATGTATATTAGATCCTACTATGGGTTGGGGTGGTAGAATGATAGGTGCTATGGCTATACCTAATACTAAATATATAGGTTTTGATACTAATACAGATTTAATAAAACCATACAAACAGATGATTAAAGACTTAAACATATCTAAAAGAGTAAAGTTATATTTTAAAGACAGTTCTAAATCTGACTTTTCTAAATTTAAATATGACATGGTAT